TACACTCAGAACAGGCAAGCGGTCTGGAACTTCGCGGACATATCGCGGTTCCATGTAACTGGCAATGGGACGGGGATACAGGCGGTGGCAAAAAACGGAGCCGGTGGCGAACTGGCAAGGTATAAAAACCGCGAACAATGCACATATGTTTTAGAGATGCTTATGTCTGCGTTTGATGCGGATGAGAGAACTTTTACATTCCCCACAGAAAAGGAGCTTGAACATGCGAAACAGCACAGCGCAACAGGAGGAGGTAAGAGGCATGGCGGTTCTTGACCATGTACCTGAGGGTTGGAAAGTTGTTGGTGGATGCACAAATGCGCCAGCGGGATACCGATTTATCAACAACAATAAATCACGCTTTGGCGGCGAGTATCAACATGCACTTGTCAAGGAGGATGTAGCGATTGAATGGTGGTGTGAAAATACCTGACAAGGACACGGCAAAAGCGTTGAATGATTTGGCAAGGCATACGGCTATTTTCCGCATCCTTAACGATATACGTATGGACATGGAGATATGTGAAATTGAAGGATGGGACAAGAATGAATACTTAAATCTAATAAGGCAACTGCTTAATTCTATAGGGGGACAAAACAATGGGTGAAACCGACACCATAAGCAGACAGGCGGCGATTGATGCCGCTGTAAATGGTGCAGATCCGTATTATAAAGATAGTATTACTGAAGAATTGATTAATCTGCCGCCCATACAACCAGACATTGCAGAAAAACTACATCAGTATATATGCTACATTACTGATAAAGAAGATTTGCAACACGAAGTAATACATACGGGCGATATAAGGAGAGTCACGGGATGGGAGATTTAATCAACAGACATGCGGCGATTGATGCGCTCTGGAAAGCGTTGTACGAATACGAGGATAAGACAGAAAAACAATTCATAGAATCTGATGAATTGGATATTGGTGACTGGATATTACACAGAATATTTGTACAGAACATGAGTGACATAGACAGGCAGACCATTCTGAACTTGCCATCCGCACAGCCAGACCTGTCCGATTACTCCGACAAACTGTGGAGAGCGGCTTTTGAGAGGGGCAAAGCAGAGGGGAAGGAAGAACGCAAGACAGGGCGGTGGAAGTTTTATGGTAAGGAAACATGGGTAAGGGATGACGGAAAGCCTGTATTTATACAGTGTTCTGAATGTAATGCAACCGTGATTAACAATGGGTCAGCTGAATGGAACTTTTGCCCTGTTTGCGGCGCAGATATGAGAGGTGGCAAAGATGAGATTGATTGATGGAGACGCACTGATTTTACATTTAACGATATGTCAGCAGAATGTGATGCCAACAAGCAAATTTTATGCAATTGACGATGTTATCCATTACGTTAAAACGATGCCCACCATCGAGCCAGAACGCAAGACAGGGAAGTGGGAAAGCTACATCATTTCAATGTTTGACGGTGAAGGATGCAGATGTTCGGAATGCGGATTCGAGGGCGTTCCTTATTGGGATTTCTGCCCAAACTGCGGAGCAGATATGAGAGGTGAACAGGATGAGATTGATTGATGCGGATGCGCTGATTGCCAGATGCGGCAGTTGGTATACGGAAGAAGGAACGGAAGAAGGTTTTATCGGGATATTGAAGAACGTTGTGGATATGATGCCCACCATCGAGCCAGAACGCAAGACGGGGCGGTGGATATATGGGGAGGATAATCTGAGATCAGGCGTAGACGGTTGGTTTTGCAGTAAGTGTGGACACTTTGAAATGTGGGATTATAGCGCAGATATGAAAAGTGCAGAACTTAATCTGCCGAACTTTTGTCCAAATTGCGGAGCGGCTATGATCGAGGAAGGAGGCGCTTGATGGATAACTTTTTATTATTTATGTTTGCGTACTTCATTGGTGTTGGGCTCTCGGCAATCATGTTTCATCCGATGCGGAACTGGCAGGAAGGATACAACACAGCGAAAGAGCATTACAGCAACTGGAACAAGGGCTTTGATGACGGCTACAAGAGTGCGGAAAAGCTGTTCAAGGATTACCACAAAGGTTTCGGTGACGGCTTTGAAGCAGGATGGGATAGTGCATTGACGCAGGAAGGAGCACAGGAATGATTGAACTGAGACCCTGCCCATTCTGCGGCGGCAAAGTCCACTACAACTATAACATCAATCTGGAACCAGACGGAGTAACCTGCAGCCACTGTATGATGATCGTACGCTTTGCACGTGTAAAGCCCATACAAAAAGGCGAGAGTTACGGAGACGTGCAGAAGCGGATCGCAGACTGTTGGAATAAAAGGGAGGGAGCACCCACATGATCAAACTTGTTTTTGAAGGTATGTGCAAAGACTGCCAATGCGCGCAACTGGAATTGGTAGAGTACGATACATGTCTCGGCACGGAATGGACAGTTTGTTGTGTACATGTCAATGCCTGCGACAGGATGGAAGATATGACGATCGAGCGGATGGGAGGAGAACAGGAATGACAACCAAAACCGATGAAGCGATCGAAATAACCATCGAGTTTGATGATGCTGTGAAGGCACTCGCCTATTTGTCTACCCTTCTGGAATTTGTCTCAGGCAAAGACGTTCACGAAAAGCCGCTCAGGACAGCGAAAGAAATATGCGAAGCCTTCTGCTGCGAGCACTTCCAGAAGGAACTGATGGAGGAATAACCATGACCGCACGAGAAAGACAGCTGTGGTATTGGCGAAAAGAAATGGAGTCATGCCACAGAAACATGAAAGTCTATCGCCCTGACTCCGAGCAGTATAAACACTGGAAAGAGCGATATGAGAGCGCAGTACGAACATTTAACGAACTGTCTGGAATGGACTTGAAACCGGAAGGAGCATCCACATGACCCTCGAACAACTCACCATCGGCCTGATCGGCGCACTTTGCGGCATCATCGCGGTCGAGATGATAGCGGTACTGATACATGACTGGAGACGAAAGAAATGACAGCAAAACAGTATCTACAGCAAATCTATCAAATCCATCGCAAGGTCAAACGCCTGCAGGCACAGCGTGAGCAGATACGTGCGGAACTGTACAGCATCGGCTCACCGTCCGGCAAGATGGACGCCGACAAAGTCCAGACATCTACATCAGGTGACTCCATGCTTCGGCTGATCGCAAAGGTTGACGAACTGGAACGGGAGATTGTCGAAGAAGTGGATGAACTTCTGGAAAAGCAACACCGGATCACCAGGGAGATCGAGCAGATACCCAACAATCGCCAGCGGGACATATTGTTCCGGCGTTACGTTCTCTTCCAAAAGTGGGAGCGGATTGCTGTAGACACGAACGTGTCGATCAGGCAGGTATACCGGGATCACGGCGACGCCCTCCAGGCATTCGCTAAATTGTGGCATTGAATGTCACTATGGAGGGATGTTATTATGCTAGTGGTGCAAAGCGCACCGAACATCATCTCGGATACCTCCGGCAAAGCGTAGGGAAACCTGCGCTTTTTATTTTGACCGGAGGGGTATTTGACCGCAGAGGGGTACTTAGAAAATGACGGCACACAGGGTCAGCAAGAAAAACCCCAGATATACCAACGGGAACCTGAGACGCAAGCATCGGGCAAGGTTCAAAGCAATGAATGCACCATGCGGGATATGTCATGGAAAACTTGGTGAAATTCATTATGACGAGCCCTCCCGTCACGACTACCCGCTGTCCTTTGTCATCGATGAGATCTATCCAGTCAGCAGGTACAAAGAGTTCGGCTATTCATCGAAGGAAGAGGCGGCCAACGACTGGAACAATTTGCAGGCTGCGCACTGGATTTGTAATCAAAGAAAAAGGGCATCCACTCCCCTCGAAATGAATAAAAAAAATTATTTTATTTCGTCGGAGATGGACGGAGCCTGGTAACCGATCATTTCCCGGACCGGCAGAGGGTGGGGGAGGGTCCCCGCCCCGGGCCGTGGCGCAAGAACAGCCGCTGTCAGCGCCGAACAGAGCGCAGGGCATTTCCACAGAATAAGTAACATGGGCCTGAATAGGTTAGCTACCGACAAGCATGCCGCCTACATGCTTTCAGGCCTTATTTTAGGCGAATAAATTACAAAGGCGGTAATTATGAGCGACTTAATCACGGCTGCAAAGAGCGGCGACAAAAGACAGACGTTAATAGCGCTGCGCGACATCCTGGCGCAGACCATCCAGAACTGCGAGAGCGGGCGCGATATGGCGTCAAACACCAAGCGCCTGATGGAAGTCATAGCGGAACTGGAGAACATGCCAGCGCCGACGGAGAAAAAAGAGAGCTTACATGACCGCCTGAAGAAACAGCATGAAAACAGGTAGACAGGAGCCAACATTTTCCGTCATTGGCGGTTATGATCACTCGATCGGGGGCGATGTTGCGGATATGTTTGAAGCGGACGGCGGCGCTTCGTTCTATCCTTCGCAGCGTTACGAGATTGGGCTGATGCTTGCGAGCAATGCAGACGGCTCCCCTGCCGGGCTGACAATCGGGATCAGTAAACCACGGCAGAACGGGAAAAGCTACGCCGCAAGATACTACGCCATTTACAAGTCAGATTTTGAACACAAAGATGTGCTGTACTCCGCGCACCACAGCACAACCACCAACAAAATGTTCCGGGCGATCTGCAATATCTTCGAGAGTCCGGAGAGATATCCTGATTTTGCGCGTGACGTGAAGTCGATTAGCCATGTCAGGGGATACGAGGGCATTTATTTCAAGGATTGGGTGGACGATAACGGGCAGGTGCGCGAGGGTGGATGCATCGAGTTTGCAACCAGGACGAACAGCGGATCGCGTGGCGGCACATACTCCGTCATCATTGTAGATGAAGCCCAGGAGCTTACACCGGAACAGCAAGAAGCGTTGCTTCCGGTGATATCGGCTGCGGCTGATGCGCGTGACGCATCCATGATGCCGCAACAGATCTATATCGGCACCCCTCCGGGCGCTGCCTGCAAAGGAACTGTGTTCAAGGAAATGCACGATAAAGCGCATTCTGCTGACAAAGGCGGTACGTGGTGGATGGAATGGGCGCTTGTTGCGGATGACCTGGGAAAAACCATACAGAGCACAGCGCAGGCCGTGGAAGCGGCATATGATACAAATCCGGCGCTTGGATACCGGATTGCGGAAAAAACCGTGATAAACGAGTTTGAAAACATGAGCCTTGACGGATTTGCCCGGGAACGCCTTGGATGGTGGGCGCCAATCTCGGAACAAAAGCAGGAATATGCCATACCTGTTGCCGTGTGGGACGCCTGCAAATCGACAGCTGGAAAGCCAAACGGAAAAACGGCATACGGCGTCAAGTTCTCACTGGACGGTTCAATGGTCTGCCTATGCGGCGCAGTGGTCCCGGGCAATGGTATTGCCAGGATATCACTGATCGACATCAGGCCGACCGGCCAGGGCGTGAATTGGCTTGCAGAGTGGCTCAATGAGAGATATTCGCAGGCCTGTTGTGTGTATATTGACGGAAAAAACGGCGTTGATGTTCTGATCGACAAGATATCGCATGTCTGGCGTATGAAGGACGCGGTTGTTAAACCGAGCGCCCGCGATGTAATAGCGGCGGTCAGTACGTTGACGGATTGTCTGAACGAGCAGACGGTCACATGGTTTTACAAGCAGGAAACATTGAGAGACAGCGCCATCACGGCGGTGAAAAGGCCGATAGCAGGCGGGTGGGGATTTGGCGGCGATAACTCAATCCCTATTGAGGCGGCAGCGCTTGCACTATACGGCGCAAAAACATCAAAACGCAATCCGGCTAAACGGATGCGAATCGGGTGAGCTGACATGATCATGAATTTATCAATTAGCCAGGTGACGGGACTGCCTGCCCGCGAGATGGCAATGATGGCAAAGCTGTTGGATGTTTATAACAGCCATGCCGTGAAAAATGCATATAAGGACAGATATTACGAGGGAAAGATCCCGCTGTCTGAAGTTAATCTTGGGATCGCTCTGCCGCAGGGAATGCACGGCCTTGAGATCGGGTGCGCATGGGGGAGCAAGGCTGTTGACGTGCTTGCATCACGGTCAATGTTCGACGGATTTGTGAGTTCGGACGGCGAAAATTCTGAGGAGCTGACGCAGATCGCAGAGGGCAACCGCTTGATCGCGCAGTACATCAAAGCCTGCAAGGATGAGCTGAAATACGGCTGCACCTTTGCGACGTTGTCTGCAGATCCGGAAACGAGGGTGCGTATCCGCTTCCACTCTCCGCAGACGGCTGCGGCTGTCTGGAGCGGAGAGAAGCAGCGGGTTGATTATGGTTTTGCTGTTGTTTCGTCCAGTATTTCCGAGACGAACATGTTGTGGCGGCCGGATGTCATAAATCTTTACACGGACAGTGCAATTTGGGTGCTCAAACGGGCCGGTGAAAAGTGGGTCTCCCAGGAACATCCGCACCACATGGGCAGGCCGCTGATGGTGGCCATGGTGTGGGACGCCACCTCTTCCAAGCCGTTCGGACGGTCGAGGATAAAAGAGCCGATTCGCAGGCTGATCCAGGGCTACGTCAGGACGATAGCCAACGCAACAATTGGGCTTGAGTTTTCGACAGCTCCGCAGAAGTATCTTCTGGGCGTGACGGATGATCAGTATGATGCCGTCATCAATCAGAAGTTCAAACAGTACATCGGCAACATCATTGCATCCACGACAAATCCGGAGACAGGCGAGAAACCGACATTCGGTCAGCTTCAGCAGGGTAACATCGCGCCCCATGTCGAAATGCTCCGCATACTCGCAACGCAGTTTTCTGCTGCAACCGGCTTAACTGTGACGGACACCGGCGTTGTCAACGATGCAAATCCGACCTCATCGGACGCGATCCTTGCACAGTCCCAGACGCTTGTCAATATGGCGGAACAGCTCAACACGTCCAATGGTGATTCGCTTCGGGTGATTGCTCAGATGGCCCTCGCCATCGCTAACGGCACCACGCTGAGCGGGCTTAGCGACGAACAGCGCAAAGTCATGGCGCACTTTAAAAATCCTGCGATGCTATCTGTTGCCGTGACCGCAGATGCGGCGATTAAAATAGCATCAGCGCGACCCGCTTTTGCATCAACAGATGTTTTTGCGGAAATGATCGGTTTTGACCAGGCAGACATCCGCCGGATCAAGGCGCAGGAGCGCAGAAATGCCGGATTTAATGTTGCGATGGCTCTGGAAGGTGAAGAAGTATGATCATCACGGAAAAAGCGTGGAATGATTATCTTGCGATCATGAAGCGTATAGACGAAAAGTCGTACAACCTGATGAAAAGCCATGTTGAAAAATACGGCATCACAAATCCGGACGCGCTGATCAGGACGGCGTACAACATCGCGACGAAATACGGCACAAGCTCAGCCGCTATATCTGCGGAGATGTTCGAAGCGGTTTCGATACTCGCAGGGCATCCGGTGACCGCTGAGATGGCGGAAACGGCAACGTACGGCGATGTCGCAAAAACCGTCAACGGGGTGCTCAAGCAGTCGCAGAGCCCCAACGTGTTGGCATCATCGGTCAGCCGCCTTGTCAAGCTGGCGGGTGAAAACACAACGCTGCTCAATGCTAAGAAAAACAATGCACAGATCGCATGGATTCCACGCGGGGACACATGCCCGTACTGCATTGCATTGGCATCGCGGGGATGGCAGACACTGACGGGCGACGGAACAGCCGAGCACATCCACGGCAACTGTGATTGCCATTATGCAATCCGGTATGATGACACATCAACTGTATCAGGATATAACCCGAACGATTATTTGCGTATATACAAAGACGCGGAAGGGAGAACGTCAAAAGACAAACTGAATTCAATGCGGCGTGAATTCTATGCTGAAAACAAAGACAAGATAAATGCACAGAAACGATCAGCATACGCGAAGCGTCAAGAATTGAATGGTTCATCTGCTGAAGAAACAGACATCAAATGATGCCTGTTTTTTTAATACAAAAAATTTTGTCCGGCGGGACGTAAAAGAACGCACTGCTGTGAGGCAACCACGTAAAAAGCGTAGCAGGAAAGGAGATGCATGAAACGCACCGACATCACAACCATTTTTCCAGATGCGACCGGGGAGCAGATCGACAAGCTAATGAACCTCAACGGAGAAGACATTAACAACGCGAAGCGCGGCGTTGAAGCTCTCCAGAGTCAGCTCGATGACGTCCAGCAGCAGCTTGCAAACGCGAACGGCGCAGCGGAAGCGATGCAGTCCGAAAAGGAACGGGCCGACGGCCTCCAGAAGCAGCTCGACCAGATGACAGCCGCCGAAAACCTCCGGCTGATGCGTGAGAAAGTGTCCGGAGAGACCGGGATACCCGCAAAACTGCTGACAGGCGAAACAGAAGACGCATGCCGCGAACAGGCTGCGGCGATCAGCGACTTCGCAAAGCCGAAATATCCGGCGGTTCCCGATGCCGGTGAACAGCATATGGATGTCAAACAGGCAACAAGAGACCAGTTCAAAGACTGGTTCGATTCAAACATCAACCACTAAAAAGGAGACAAATCATGGCTGATATTAACAGAACTACAAACTCAATGGCTCTTCCGAGCGACATTTCGAGCGAAATCCTTCAGAAAACACAGCAGGAATCTGCAATCATGAGACTTGCCAGAAGAATCGAACTTCCCGGACGCGGCGTTACCATTCCTGTCATCACTGGCGATCCGACAGCGGCATGGGTTGCAGAAACCGGCGTTAAACCCGTATCGGACGGAACTCCCGGAACGAAACTGATGCAGGCGTTCAAGATCGCTGTCATCGAAACGTTCTCAAAGGAATTTGTTCGTGATATTCCGGCACTGTATGACGCACTGGTTGGCAGACTTCCGGCGGCACTGGCTGGCGTATTCGACAGCACGATCGTTGGCGCAACACAGGCGCCGTCACAGTCCAATTTCGATACTTTCGCATCTTGTACCGCACAGTCGATCCTGAACGCCAACAACGGCACTTATTTGGGCATGGTTGCGGCTGATGCAGACATCGCGGCACACGGCGGCGTTATGAACGGCTTTGCACTTGGCGCACAGGCACGCGCGCTTCTGCTGACCGCAACCGATACGACCAACAGGCCGCTGTTCCTTGCGTCTGCAAATGACGGTGTAGTCGATAAGGTGCTGGGTGTACCGGCTTATTTCAACAAAAACGTATACAAAGCAGGTACAGCCGCAGTCGGACAGACCGCAGGCACTCCCGCCATTGTGGGTATCGCCGGTGACTGGACACAGGCCCTCTACGGCACTGTGAACGGTGTAGAAATTTCCGTGACCGATACCGCATCCCTGACAGTCGGAAGCGGCAACGATGCGACCACGATCAACCTGTGGCAGCAGAACATGGTCGGTGTAAGGGCAGAGATTGAAGTCGGTTTCCGCGCTGACACTTCCTGCTTCAACCTGCTGACCGGTGCTATTCCGTCCTGATGATTAAATTCATCAATAAGATTACCGGCACGGAAATGTGGGTCGCGGAAGACCGCGCGGAAGAATATCTTGCGGCGGGACATAAAAAACCCGCCGTGAAGAGCGCGGAAAAGCCCACAGCGAAGACGCCGAAGCAGGCGAGAAAGGGCAAGTGATGGCATACGCAACCGTTACGGATGTTCAGGCGAGATTGAGCCGGACGCTGACCGATGAGGAAATCATAATCTGCGGAACCCTGCTCGACGATGCGGCGGTCATCATTGACACGTTTGCATCCGGTGCGAGCGCAGACAAAAAACTTGTCGTGTCGTGTCGCATGGTCATGCGGGCCATCGGTGACGGCGAAACGACCGGATATCCGATGGGGGCAACACAGGGATCAATGTCCGGCCTGGGATATTCCCAGTCGTGGACGATCGGAAGCGGCGGCAGTAACGGCGAAATTTATTTGTCGAAGACAGATAAACGGATTCTTGGTATCGGGGATCGCATCGGATCATACAGCCCCGTTGAGGAGGCGGTGAGTCAATGAAGGGCACGACTGTCATGTTATACGAAACCGTTGACAACGGGCGGGACCCCTTTGGCGCGAAAGAGTACGTCACAAAGCCGACACAGGTGGACAACGTGCTCATTGGGCAGCCGACAACGGATGACATCACCACATCAACGCAGATGTACGGAAAAGTCATTCGCTACATGCTCGGCATTCCGAAGGGCGATACTCATGATTGGATGGACAAGGTCGTTGAGTGGTCGGACAGTTACGGCGTTCACAGGGCGAAGACCTTCGGCTTTCCGATCACGGGCGTCGAAGCGAACATTCCTACCAATTGGCACATGAAAGTCAGGTGCGAAGCGTATGACGGTTAAATTGATATCCAAGGGAGTTCAGGAACTGCTCTCATCACCCGAGATTATGGCGGAATGTGAAGCTCAGGCGGCAAGCGTTGCGTCGAGAGCCGGGGCGGGCTATGCATCCAGCGCGCATCAGGGCAAAAAGAGGGGATATGTAAATGTGTATCCTGCGGATACCGATGCATACAAGGACAATATGGACAATAACACGCTTCTGAAAAGTTTATGGGGGTAATGCATGGTAGAGCTTTTGATGTACGAATATCTTCTGGAACACCTGCCGGACCCCGAATCTCCGCTTGTACAAGTGCCTGTTTTCATGGAAATTCCAGAGAAGCCGCCCTCGAAATTTGTCGTTATTGAAAAGACTGGAAGCAGGAAGAGCAACCACGTTGAGACGGCAATGATCACGATCCAGTCGTATGCAGGAAGCATGTATATGGCGGCGCGGCTTAACGAGGCCGTAAAGGATGCGGTCGAGAAGTCCGTGGAAACAAGCGTGATTTCTGCTGCAAAGTTGAATTCAGATTACAACTACACAAACGAAACGCAAAAGCGGTACAGATACCAGGCCGTTTTTGAGATCACACCATTATAAGGAGACTTATACATGAATACAGTATCAAATGTAACAACGGCCAAGCCTGCCGTTGCGGGTGCGATTTATGTGGCGCCCGTGGGCTCTACGCTGCCGACTGACGCAACTACGGCGCTCGATGCGGCATTTACCGCAATGGGTTATTGCTCCGAGGACGGCGTAGTGAACAGCAACTCGCCGACTGTCGAGACGATCAAGGCGTGGGGCGGAGACGTTGTGCTGACGACATCGTCTGAAAAGCCGGATACTTTCAACTACACGCTGATCGAGGCGCTTAATCTTGCGGTGCTGAAACATGTCTACGGAAGCACCAACGTTTCCGGAACACTCGAGGCAGGCATCACCGTGAAGGCAAACAACAGCGTCCAGGAGTCGAGCGCGATCGTGATTGACATGATCATGAAAAGCGGTGTCCTGAAGCGCATTGTGATTCCGTCCGCGTCCGTTACGGAGGTTGGCGAGATCACATACAAGGATGATGAGGCAGTCGGCTACAACACCACGGTCACCTGCATGCCCGATTCGGATGGCAATACGCACTACGAGTATATCAAGGCGGCGTAATAGGAGGTCGAAATGGGAAAAGACAGCAATATGATCGAGGTTAAAACATCAGCCGGAAATTGCTACAAGATCGATAAAGAGTGTTCCGACGACATGGAGCTGCTGGATGCTCTGATCGATCTGGACAGTGGCGATCTGTCCGGAATGAAACAGGTCATCAAGATTCTGCTTGGTGACGAAGGAAAAAAAGTACTGTATGAGGCGAACAGGAAAGATAACGGGCGGGTATCTGCGGACGGTGTTTTAGCTGAGCTGAAGGAGATCATGGATCTGCTGCCTGCTTCCGTAAAAAACTGATCAGCCTTGCCGAAGCGGTAGCGTCTGACGAAACCATGCTGATTTGCGACATGGCGGAAACCTACGGAGTACTTGATTGGCGATCTCTGCCGATCAGGACAGCATCGGCATTATGTTCCGGATTGAAGCCTGATAGCCGCACGAAAAAACGGTTATCAGGCTTTAAGTGCGATTATAGCACCTATTTGCTCGCGGCGATCTTTGACCAGCTGAACGTCATCAGGTGGATGCAGACCGAAGACGGGCACAAGGGAACGAACAAGCCGGAACCGCTGACGGAAATCATCATGGGCGGCGGCAAGGAAAAGAGTGATGTAAAGACGTTCCGCACAGGCGCAGAATTTGAGGCGGAGCGGCAGAGGATAATCAATGGACTTAGCTAAAGCATATGTGCAGATCATTCCATCTGCAGAAGGATTGCAAAATTCTATATCAAGTGTGCTTGGCGGTGAAGCGGACAAGGCCGGAGCATCGGCAGGGCTTGGCATAGCATCGAAGATCAAAGGCGCGATTGCAGCAGCAGGGATCGGTACGGCGATCATAACCGGCGTAAAGGCCGCGATCGGCGAGGGGTCGGAGCTGCAGCAGAACCTTGGCGGAACAGAGGCCGTTTTTGGGAAGTTCGCGAAGTCCATTCAAACGGATGCGGGCAAAGCTTATAAGAACATGGGTATGAGCGCGTCCGATTATATGGCAACCGCCAACAAAATGGGATCGCTGTTCCAGGGCTCCGGACTCACACAACAGCGATCTCTTGAACTGACGTCCCAGGCGATGCAGAGGGCGGCGGATGTTGCATCCGTCATGGGCCTGGATACAAGCGCGGCAATGGAATCGATTGCCGGAGCGGCAAAAGGCAACTTTACCATGATGGACAATCTGGGCGTTGCCATGAATGCTACAACTTTGGAAGCTTACGCACTTGAAAAGGGCGTGAACTTTAAGTGGAACACAGCGACCAACGCTGAAAAAGCCGAGCTTGCCATGGAGATGTTTTTTGACAGAACATCCCAGTATGCGGGCAACTTTGCACGCGAAGCTGACACGACCTTTTCCGGCTCATTTGAGTCGATGGCAGCGGCAGCGAAAAATGTGCTCGGCAATATGGCGCTCGGGAACGACATCCAGAAGCCGTTGACGGAACTGGCGACCGCCGCGAGCACGTTTCTGACTGGGAATTTCCTGCCGATGCTCGGAAACATCCTCAAGGGAGTCGGACAGGCGTTTGTTGTTGGCTTCAGTATGGCCGCAAACGCGATCACGAGCATCAACTGGCTGCAGGCAGGTGCGAACGTGATCAGCATGATCAGCGGCGGGATTAACTCGCTTGCAACGGAAATTCCGACAGTTGTTCAGGGCATCGCAAACACAGCGAAAGAATGGTTTGCGGGGATTAAATGGGATCAGGTCGGACAGGATGCCATCAACCTTGTTAAATCCGGCATTAACTTATTTTTTACCGATATACCTAATTTGCTCATGTCGATAGGATCGTCAGCGGTGGAGCTGTTCAAATCCGTACCCTGGGGGACGCTCGGAACGGAAGCAATCAAGTTTATCGTTGCGGCCATTCAGCTGCTTGTTAACGACGTCCCCGAGAAAATGAGAGGCATCGCCAACACTGCGATCGAATGGTTCAAGGGAGTCAACTGGTCGCAGGTCGGAACGGATGTGATCACATTCATCCAGAACGGCATCACGATCATCAAAGACAACCTTCCGGCAATTCTGCGGGCTATTGCCAACAATGCCATTGAGTGGTTCAAGATGATTGACTGGAAAGAAGCCGGAACCGCGGTTATCACGTTCATCCAGAACGGAATTACAGCGATAAAGGACAATCTGCCTGCCATCCTGAAGGCCATTGCAAACAGTGCTGTTGAGTGGTTTAAATCCATCGATTGGCTTGGGGCCGGAACCACCGTTATCACGTTCGTTCAGAACGGGATCGCGGCTCTGGTAGATAACATCCCTTCTGCATTGAAGGCAATCGGCAACAACGCGATTTCGTGGTTTAAGAATAACGTGCTGTGGTCAGCCGGTGGCTCCAATATCATCAGCAAGATCGTCAACGGTATTTCAAGCGTTGTGACATCAATCCCGAATAAGCTGAAGGAAATTGCCAACTCAGCGAAAGAAAAGTTTACTAATATCAGCTGGTCGAGCGTAGGCAGTGACATCATTAACGGTATCGTTAAGGGTATCACCGACATGGCACAGTCCTTGTATGATAAGGTGGCAAGCGTTGCAAGTTCAGCACTCGCGAAGCTGAAGGGTTTCTTCAAGATCGGGTCGCCGTCAAAGGTAACCCGTGACGAAGTCGGCAGATGGATGATTGCAGGTATTGGAGAAGGCTGGGAGCACTACATGCCCGGCGTACTGCGCAACATGCTTGCATCATCGCAGGATATGGTCCGCAGGCTCGCATCAGCAACGGAGGAGGGCGTCCAGGCGTCCATTCCGGCAGTATCCACATATACATCGGTCAACCAGAACGGCGGATATCTTCTCGATACGCTCGCCGAAGTGGTGATCAGCGGAACACAGCGCGTTGCGGACGGCGTTGAACGCGGTATCGGAAACATGAGAATGGTTGCAAATAACAGAGAGTACGGGCGGTTTATTTCAGAATTAGGTTTTAAGCGATGAAACTATATTATGAAAACCATTTGGGGGAGCGAATATATTTCTATCGCTCTCCTTATGTTATTATCAGCCATTCTTTTTTTGATTGGCTGCTGAGTTACACCAAGGTTAACAATAGGACAAGCGGATACCACTTTAATGCGAAGGAGGCTGACTTTACTGTGCGCCTCCTGCCGCTCGCCAGATCAGCGGAACTGAGGGAATCGATGTTTGCTGAACTGTACGATAAATTTGTTGAAGTTGTATCTGCAGATACGGATGTTCCGGGCAGGCTCTTGACGGACACTGGAGAGTATATCTCATGCAGGTTTGTATCTTCCGCAAAATCCAACTGGAACATACCTCGGAATGTCAATATTGCCTGCAAGATCAGTATAGATGATCCGACATGGAAAAGGTCGGAGGTCTATGAGATTTCATATTCTCCGGAAACAGAGTATGAGTATCTTGATTATCCGTACGACTTTAGCCACGACTACAAGGGTGATCTCCCGGGATACGTGCAAATCTGGAACGACAGCACTGAGGACAGCGACTACATTATGACGATATATGGCGCGGCGTCCCGCCCGAAAGTAGTACTTAACGGGATTGACGTCGGGGCGGATGTCGTGATTGGAGAAAGCGAGAAGCTTGTGATTAACTCAGCAGAGCAGACGGCAGTCGTGTTGGCGGACGGTGTACGGAAAAACGTCTTCAATCAGCGTTATAAGGGTGCACGCTCTATGTTCAGCAAGCTTCCGCCCGGCACGGCCACAATATTCTGGTCCGGTAATTTCCATTTTGACCTGGAAGTGATCAGAAAGCGGAGGGAACCGTCATGGGCTTAATTTTAGCCAGCGCAGTGGGCGCAGAGGAGCGCTTTATTAACTGCGAATATGATTTTGCTCTGGGAAATGAAGGGAACACGTTCGAACTGACTATTCCGTATTCTGATTGGGCGGGAGATATAACCTTTGGAAAGCGCGTATACATTCCCGGCACGGAATACGGCGGAATCGTCAAGGCTATCGAGGGCGACACGAGCAAGGACGTAATCTTCGTAAAAGGATACACATGGCGAGGATACTTTGACAAGAAGTTGTTTCGCGGAACCCTCAGCGGAGATCTCTCTGCGATCGTAACAACCTTGATCGGGTCGTACGGCGGCCTGTTTCGTGTCGCAGGTGCAACCGAAATTGCTACGGAAGCCACGTTCTCCGACTATGTAACGATTGCGGAAGCGGCGAGGACAATTCTGGAGCCCGTTGGGCATCGGCTGAATTTTTCCTATGTCCAGACGGCAGAATCGGGATACTGCGAGGTGAGGGTGGTTCCGGCAATGCATCTCATTGACGGCATCTCGCAGGACGGTGGGCTTGATTTTACCTCCGAGGATTACCGCATGGGCATCAATCACATGATCGTATTCAATGGCACGGAGACGGGCCACTTATATGCGGATGAAAACGGCATCGTCAGCACCACGCAGACGCTTGTCGGGATTGATGAGCTGACCGGCATTTACGTGGACGACAGCGACGACATGACGCAGACCATGGAAGCCGCTGCCGAGCAGTTCCGGGAAATGGTGAATTACAAAAGCATAACGGCGACATGCCGGGAGATTGACGAAATTGATCTTAATATCGGCGACGTGGTGAGCGGTATCGATTACATCACGGGACTGACAGCCAGCATGCCGATCACATCAAAGATCGTCACGCTCAAAGACGGCAACTTGTCGATACAGTACGGAGTGGGGGATAATAGATGAAAATTGTAACAGGACATACGGGGACGCCGCATGTTACGGCGAGCGACGCGGCGTCGTTTAACCGGGCCATCATCGGTCCGGGTAGCTACGTGATGGATGTGGGTGCCCGATTTAATGCTACGATGACAAGCGCAGAGGTGGCAGCTATAGAGGATGGCGATGGAGTCATGCAGGGCGTTCATTTCCGCATCGACCCGGGTACGGTCGAGAGCGTTTCGATCAGTCCCGGAACAGCCGGATATAACCGGATCGACCTTATATGCGCGAGATACACCAAAGCCTCGGGGACTGGCATTGAGGGCGTCGATCTTGTGGTTATTCAGGGTACGCCGTCAGCTGGAACTCCAGCAGAACCGTCATACAACAATGGCGATATCAGAAGCGGCGCGTCAATTGTAGACATGCCGCTTTATAAAGTCACTCTTTCCGGCGTGTCTCCTACGCTGACAAGGGTGGCGAAGATTGAGGGCATTCATAGGAGCTCCCTGCTCTGGGAAAGCGTTGCAACTACCGGAAGCACACTGACAGTTGACCTCGATCTGTCGGAATACGACTACATTGATGTTGAATACTGGTACTCATCGGCTTCTGGAACTGCCCCGGCAGTCCAGCGGCATCCTGTCGGGAAAACGACAAAGGCGTTTGCGGTCGGCATGGGAACGGCAATCTCCATGTTCACAAGAGACGTTGCGGTGTCGCAGAACAATGTGGTGTTTGGGGCAACTACACATGCCAGATATTATGATGGTGCATGGTCGCTTGGCGCGGATACGATGAACCTGCTCCCGGTCAAGATTTACGGCGTTGCGTATTGAGGTGATTATAAATGATTACAGAAACAGTTAAGATATCCTTTTTGCGGCAGACAGTGCCGCCGATCGTACCGGCTGTGCAGGGTGACTCCGGTCGGAATATCCTTTGCGATTTGACCGATTACTTAATCCCCTCTGGCGCGACAGCCGCGTTTTATATCCAGAAGCCTTCCGGAAATGCTATTTATAATACAGCAGAGATCGGAAGTGGAAACAGCATCACTGTTCCGCTCGATGCCCAGTGCCTGGCGGAGAAGGGGGAAAACAAGTGCCAGGTCCGTATCCTCCTGAATGGTGAAGTGATTACGTCCTTCATGTTCATCTTGCTTGTAAAGCCGTTTTATGGGGAGGAGGCTGTTGAAAGCACATCGGAGATGAGCATTTTTGACAAGGCCGTCGAGGAAGCGACCGAGCAGATCCGGGACTCTGCAGAAGAAGTAGCCCAGGAAGTTATTGATTCCATCCCGGCAGACTATACCGCTCTAACGAATGAGGTAACTGATTTAAATAACATCAAAAACGAACTGACATATGAAAGACCGTTACTTTTAAGCCCGTCTACGCTAGCAGGTAATAACAACACAGCTATAACTAACAACAACGACGGTACATATACAGTAGGAACAACTGACTACGGTATTACTACTTTTGGGAATGGTACTCCAATCAATCTCGAACCTGGTGATTATTATTTATATGGTGTACCAAATGGTAGGTCTTTTTTGAGTACAACATATCCGGCCAGTACTGCATATAAAAATAAGATATTTGAGAATCAAAGTCCAAATACGGCAGTATTCCATACTGATACACAGATTAGCGTTTATGTCGGATTCAGATCACCGTCAGCACCCGCAGAATCATATACAATCGCTCCAAGTCTGTATATGATTGCGGCGGAAAACAAAGAACTGTATAAACCAGAAGCAATCAGTCTGAACGGAAATTATTTTGAAGACATTGATTCTGTGTGGACAGATGGGTGGTACAGAACAGCAACCGGTGTAATTGACACCAGTGATACGCTTCAATACGCATTTTGTCCAATCGTTGGGGCAGGCACATATACCGAAGTAATACAATATGCCGTATGGGGAAGCAGTACAGATGTGATTGCACTTGCTGACGAGAAATACAGTTTCGCAAAATCAATCACTGGCGTAAGAGATGGAAATAATGTAACATTCAGCATAACGGATGATGATACTTTACAATGTAAATATGTCGTTATGCGGCGTGATAAAACAAAAGCGTTTTCACCCAAGCTGTTTTATAATGCAACGGCAAGCGGCGGCATATATGCATTAAATCCTGTTTACGGATATACAAGTGATAAGCTATACAAAAAGATAATCGTTTGTGACGGCGACAGCATATGCTTTGGATACAGAGACGAGCCAAAACAATATGGTGCATGGTTTGGACGTCTTCAGAACAATTATCAGGTAAGCGGTCATAATTATGCAGTGTCAGGCGCAACGATTACAGATTTGCGTCCTAGTGTCAGTCATTCCGTAGCACTGAATATTGATGTGATACATACTGATTACCCAACGCTTGACTATCTTATTCTGGAAGGTGGCACGAATGACTCTGACAGAATAGGTAATTTTATCGGAGACACTCCGCCAGAAGGATTCGGCACATGGTCAGATGAGTCCGCAAGTGATTACAACGGCGGTTATGATAATACAACATTTTGCGGAGCAGTTGACGAACTGTTTTACAAAGCGGTAACGTATTATCCTAATGCAAAGATAGGGTTCATTATCCCGATGCAGATGGGAACATACACAACATCGTCCAAACGCAGACGTCGCTACTTCGATGAGATCATAAAAATAGCAAACAAGTGGCACGTTAATGTCCTTGATCTGTGGAATACAAGTCATGCGGATGCTAGAATACCGGCATATTACAGTGGCACAGAGGGCGATTTAACCAAGTTTTATTATGACGGTCAGCATCCCACATCGGTCGGCTATGATTTAATGCAACCAATGATTGAAGCGTGGCTTAAAACATTATAACTTAAAGCAGAATTTAAATCAGTAACTTATAGACGGGCAGGGGTAAAATCCTGCCCCTTTTTATGAAGGAGGGCAGCCATGGAAGTACTTGATAAAATCACATACACACACAGCTACTGGACGCTCCTGCTTCCCATCATCATGATGGGCGCTGATGTCCTGACCGGGTGGATACAGGCAAGCGTAAACGGCACGTGGGACAGCACAAAAATGAGAAAAGGTCTTTTTCGTAAATCCGGTGAAATCGTCATACTTGTGCTGTCATATGTTACCCAGATTGCCATAGCTTTGCCGATCAATATCTTTATGTTTATCTCGATCTATGTCTGTGTCATGGAGGTCTTAAGCGTGATCGAGAATCTGGATCAAGCCGGGCTCCCCGTCCCGGCATGGATCACCAGACGGCTCAAAAAGGCGATGGATGCAATGGTGACAGGTGACGAAGAGACAGAAGAAAAAAAAAATAATCGGTTAAATTAACTTAAGGTTGTTAAGTTAACAGTTAAGTTAATGGTTGAGTTAATTGAGGGAGGGACGAAATGTCTCTCCTTTTTTAATTGGAGGATCCCATGGAATACAAAATCATCAACGCCATATCCTCTGCCCGGGTTCCGTCATGGGGTAACGGCAAAAAGTACATAGCCATCCATTATCTGGGCGTGGACGGCCAGAACCACGACCTGGCTTCCGACGGCTGCGGGGCACACTACTACATCTACTGGGACGGCACGATCTACCAGAGATGCTCACACGACGCCATCGTCTGGCAGGTGGGTACTGCCGGATATTACACACAAAAGCATCCCGAGGCCCGCAATGCCAACACAATCGGCATCGAGATGTGCTGCCATTGCGACGGAAACAAGGCAAGCGCCGAGGATCCGTACTGGTATTTTACGGAAGAGACTCAGCAGGCGTGCGTGTGGCTCGTACAGAAGCTCATGAGAGAGCTCGGCATTCCGGCAAGCCACGTCCTGAGACACTTCGATATCGTCAACAAAACCTGCCCGGCCCCGTACGTGCACAACAACAGGTACAAGACATCCTGGACGTGGGATGAGTTCCGTGTCCGCCTGATCGGGGCGTCCGTCTCCGTGGTGTACCGTGTCCGGCTCCGGTGGGATCTGCCACAGACCCAGATCGGGGCGTATTACGTTCTGGACAATGCAAAGGCGAACTGCCCGGCAGGGTACTCGGTCTATGATGAGACCGGCAAGGCCGTGTATACTGCCGTGGATGCCATCAGCTCCGCGGCTCCGGGCAAGTATCCGTCAGGCGTTCCGGCGAGCAAAGAGGCGTACATCTCTGCGGTCGGTGCGATCGCACAGGAGCTGTGCCCGGAAACGAGGATCCTCCCGTCCGTGGTGGCGGCTCAGTGCTGTCTGGAGACCGGCTTTGGTATGGCGGCAGACTGCAAGGTACTGATGGACGTCAACAACCTGCTCGGGATGAAGACCGACCTGATCAATAGCAGTTGGAAGGATTACACCGTCTGGAAGGGTGAGAGCATCATCAAGCGTACTCCGGAGGTCTATGGCGGCAAGCTGACATACATCACGGACATCTTTAGAAAGTATAGTGACTATGAAAACTGTATCAGGGACTATGAAATGTTCCTGCTCCATGTCTGCAACAACAAGGGGCTGAAGTACGCCCGAATTGCCGGAATGACTGATCCTGCGGAGGTGATCCATGCCATCCGGATCGGGACCGGCACGGATGCAAAGCCGGAGGGGTACTGCACAGATCCGGCGTATGAGACGAAGATCCTGAAGCTGATCAGGGATTACGACCTGACACGATTCGACACGGTCGCCGTGATGCCCGCGCCGGTACAGCCAGAACCGGAAGCCGCTCCGGAGCAGTCCGGGACGATCTACCGTGTACAGCTCGGGGCGTACAAGACCAAGGGCAGCGCCAAGGCTTCCGTATCCGCCACGACTGCCAGAACGGGGCTGTCTTGCTTCTACGAGTATGAGGCGGACAATCTATATCATGTTTATTGCGGCTCGTTCTCTGACCGTGCAAATGCTGATCAGCGGGTGCGTCAGCTCTCCGCGATGGGCGTGTCATGCCTGGTAAAGGAGGTGGGCTGATGGTCACACCGAAAGACCTGGTTAACTCCATGAAGCATTTAAATACGGTCATGAAGAAGGACAACAAGGCGGGCCACCAGTGGAGGTACTATAACGGGAAACGCTCCAAAAGTACCTTTGAAGCGACGCGCAAGGCCGGGCTGTACATCATCAACTGCATGGGCGGAGTGGCTTTTGCCTGCAAGGATGCAGGGGTACCGGCTTCCGCTCTCCAGTGGTATGGCGGCATGGACAAGATCGTTTGGCTCAGTGATCATGCCAAGGAAAACGCGCACAAGTATTTTGACGTCTACCGGATAAAGCGCACCGTCCGTGAGTGCATCAAAAAGGGCATCCTGCAGCCGGGCGACCTGGTTACCTATCGGAGCATCTCGCACACCAATGCGTACTACGGAAACAACAAGAGCTTCGACGCGGGGCACGCGTTTTGCCACGGATCGGGCGAGGGGGCACCGTACTACAAGTGGATCGGAACGACGCCGTACAAGGGCTATCATATTGCCTACATCTTCCGCCTCAAGGGAGACTACACATATCGCATACAGGTAGGCGCGTACTCCAAAAAGGCCAATGCCGACAAGAGAGTGGCGGAGGTCGCCCAGGAGTCTGGGTTCGGGTGCTTTGTCGAGCAGACGGATAGATATAGAGTGTACTGTGGGAGCTTCAAGAACTTCCAGAATGCCATTGACCGGATCGATGATCTGGAGCGGGCAGGGATTAAGGAAGGGTTCATTATATCCATTTAGACACACAAGTCGTGTCATATTTCGTGTCATACTTTCATCAAAAATGCGTGATTATGTCAAAAATATGTGATTTTATCACGCATGATTGACAGAGAAAACCGCGTAGCTACAAGGATTTGCGGAAAATCCCGTAGTTATGCGGTTTCTGTAAAAATGCCCTTAACCGGTTCGAATCCGGCATCCGGCTTGGTAAAACCCTCGTACTTACGGGGGTTTTTCTATTTCGTGTCATATTTCGTGTCATATATTTGTGAAAAGTGCTCGTTGGCCTTCTGCCCCATCTCCCTCGCCTTATCCTCAAGGGCATGTCTGTAGACCTGCTTAAGCACTCCGTCCGACGCCCACCCGCCCCTCTGCATGATGTATGCGTCCGGTATTCCCATGGCATGCTGTATGGACGCAGAATAGTGTCTCAGGTCGTGGAAGCGGCAGTTGAGGGATAATCTATGGGTGATGCGCTGAAAACGCCTTGTGAGGGCTGTAGGCGTCATCTCGACGATCCTGCCGGTCTTACCCTTCCATAACTCCGCTACAAAGTCAGGATAATCGATGTACCTGTCTCCGGCGTATGATTTCGGGTGCCGGATGATCCAGTTGTCTGGGCCGTCTGCAATCATGTTCTCGCAGACATGGACGGTGTTACCGCTGATGTTGTCTGACCGGAGAGCGCATATTTCACCTCTGCGCATCGGGCCGAATGCCGCCAGAAGGATCGGAAGCTCCATCTCTTTGCCCCTGACATCCTCGATCAGGCGTTTGACGTCATCATCAACGGGGATATGATACTCGACACGCTGTCTTTGCGGTAGGGAGACGGATGGAGCAAAGCCTGGCCGGTATGCTTTGAGGGTAGCCGTGATCAGACCGTTAATGTTGCGGACGGTTTTGGGAGAGAGCGCAGCCGCTTCCAAGTTGATCGCGCGCTGGATGTCTTCCGAGGTGATCTGGTAGATCGGGATCTTCATCAGGCTCTGCACATGCTGGGAGTGCGTGCATCTATAATCTTTGATCGTATTGGGGGAGAGGACCGCAGATCGGCCCTCGATATACAGACCCATTGCATCACCGAAAGTTATGTCGGTTCGATCCACCTTTTCATTTGCTGCGTATTGAGATGCGAGCAGCTCCGCCTGCTTTTTTGTCGAAGCTGTGAATGATTTGTAGATCTTCTTTCCGGAGCTGTCAGTGTGAGAGTACACACGAGCTCTCCATGATCCGGACGGGAGTTTTCTTGCTGTAGCCATAAAAATACCACCTTTCGTTGTATCCGAAAAAGTGGTACAATATTTCCGTTAGTCTGGTGGAAACATTCTACCACTTAACTTCCGCTCGTTCCTGTTGCAGCAGGGCGGGCGGATTTTTTTATCTGTGCCGTGCGATATAGTCGAGGGCTGCCACGGTGTCGTCTTTGTATTTGACGGCATTGTCGAAAGCCTTGCCCTTCATCGGCTTTTTCATTATGGATATCGTGACCGTCGGCGTGTCTAAGCTGTCGAGCACAACAAGGATGTCCATGGAATGTGTGACGATCTTTGTGGTACTGCCGCTTGACCTGGTCTTGAATAGGCTGATACTTCCGCTGACCCGGTCGCGCTGATTGTCCATGCGGACCTTGTAAGAGACAAGCTCGTTGAAATCGTGCCACTTGTCGCTCCCCATGAGTCCGCCGCCGCTCTTTTCGATCTGGAACCTGTTTTTCTTCTCATCAATCGTGATTGCTCCCAATTTCTTTGCCATGGCTACCCTCCATCGTGTGCATAAATCTCGATCAGATCCGCAGAAGCGCGGTTCTGAAAGTCAGCTCGGTTTATGTGCTTCAGTTCATGCCTGTATGCCTCCAACATAGCCTCGCGGCTGATCCTGGCATTGATAAAAATGTTGTAGTCTCCGTTATTGTCGCGGACAGTATACCCGCGGATTGTCGTCGGAAGACTGATCATCTTTGTGTAAATCTCATCCATCGGACCACCTCCTTCATCGCCTCTTCATTGTATCGAAGGAGGTGGTGAAAAATCACGCCAGCTCAACCGTTGTTCGTCATGCGGTCCATCAGATCTTTGACGAACTGGATATCTTCTTTTTTAACCTTCCGGGACGCATCAAAAAGGATCTTATACTCTGGGTTGCGGAAAAGGAACTCCGCCAGCTCACGGGCCTCATCGTCGAGGTAGTAGGGAGCGGGTTCTGAGTCACTCCAGCCCATTAACTCCCCCGGGGATACGCCAAGAACAGCCGCAGCCGTTTCGATCTTATCGGACGGAATGTTGGTGATGATGTCATTTTCGTATTTGTAGAGAGTTTGTTTTGAGACGCCGATCTTCGAGGCAAATTCTACTTGCGAAAAACCGGCAGCTTCCCTGTGGTGCTTTATCCTTTTTCCAACAGTATCCATTCCATTTACCTCCGTCTCCCCTTGTATCCTGATAGTATCACAAAAATGTTACTTTATCAAACAAAAATGACTTGACAAGTTACAAAAATTCCATTATGATACGGGTAGCCTTACAAGTTACCGAAGCCGAAGGGAGGTGATTATTTGATCAGGACAGATAAGCTCCGTGGGATCATTGCCGAAAGAGGCATGGCTCAGTCTGATGTGGCTGCAATCATTGGAGTTACGCCAAAGACATTCTATGAAAAAATGAAGGCGGGTGTTTTTGGCAGTGACGAAATTGAGAAAATGATTGACGGCCTGCAGATTGAGCATCCCATGGAAATTTTTTTTGCCAAAGAAGTAACTTAAAAAGTTACTATCCACAACAGGAGACACGCCATGAAAGTAAAAGACATGACCGACTATCTGGCCAACTTCGGTCCAGACGAAGATCTACCGATTGTCGTACTCGATCCGAAAGCGCGGATCTGGCATCAGGTGGAAAACGTAGTCACCATCGAGGAAAACCCGTTCATAGGGATCGAGGTACACGGAAGTGAACCGTTTGACGAGGATCTGACCAGGGCTGCAGAGGAGGACGAGAGGAATGCCGAAAGTCAGGAAGCTGGGCCGCCGTCCTGATCCAAGAGCAACCGCCGTACTGACCGAGATCGGCGGCGGAATGACCGCCCTGAAGATCACGCAGGGGGAGCTTGCGAGGCGGGCGGGGATAAACCGGCAGACGATGAGCAACAGGATGAGGGACATCGGAGAAATGAGATTGTCCGAGCTCTGGGCAATCCAGGATGTGATTGAGAGGGGATTGAGATGACTATAAGGGAGTATGGAGCAATTTGCACGGCTACGCTCGGGGCCATATTCGGATTTGAGCTGATCTGGTCATTAACAGCCATCGACGCGATCGAGGCGGCATTTCTCGCCCTGCTGATCGGGATAGCGTGCGCAATCGTCTACACGTTTATCACGGAGCCGCGGCCGGTAAAGGAGACAAAGCCGGAATATGAGTTTGCCACGGACAGCACAGGGCTGAACGTTCTGATCAGGAGGAAAGCGTCATGATGTCATTGTATGTAATTGCCCTCGCAGGCTTATGCATCAGGGCCGAGCCGTCCACAGATGCGCCAGTCGTTGCCGTCCTGCCCTTTGCATCGGAAGTGCAGGGAGAAATGCAGGAAGAGTGGTTGGAGACGTCAGAGGGCTTCCTGAGCGCCGCCTGGCTGTCTGAAGAGGATCCCCGCGGGGAATGCCTGGGAGAGTGGCGGATCACTGCATATTACGAGACAGGCATGGCCACGGCTTCAGGTGAGTATCCCGAGGAGCATGTGACAGTCGCACACAATTCCCTGCCGTTTGGAACGCAGATTTATGTCGAGGGTTTGGGCGTTTGGACGGTCGAGGATCGCGGTCCGGCATCCATGGGCACGGAATGGTGCGATCTGTATCTGGGCGATTATGACACGTGTGTACAGTTCGGCGAGACAAGGAGGGACGTATGGATTATTCCAGACTGACGGGCCGTCCGCCGATAGCAGAGGAGCGCGAGGTCATGTACCTGCGCGGACTGGATCCGACACAGTGGCTGGTGCTTTGCAGGCTCAATGGGGTCATGGCGATCCGGCACAGGACCAACGTGACGGAGGTCAAGCAACTAAAAATGCCGTGACGCTTGGTGGCTCAAGCAATCACGGCAAAAGGTTTCAGGTATGTGCATTATAGCACGGAAAGGAAGATATGACAAAGGAGAGATTATTGCAGATTGCGGAATTGGCGATCGATGCGAACGCCCTTTTTGAAAGCCGCGGGGTCAAGACCTTTATTTCCGTAGAGGTCAGCCCGAACCCAGAGGTATGCATATATGCCAACTGGAACGGGCACGATTACGAAAATCACTATAGATACAGGGCGAGCAGCCCCCTGCTTTCCGACAAGCTCGACCCGAGGTTTGATGCGGCGGAACACAGGATCAGGACATTGATGGAGGAGGCAGGAAGAGGATGACACTTTATCAGCTCAAAGAAGAATATTTGCAGTTGCTCTCGCTCGCAGAGGATCCCGAGACAGATCCGACCGCTCTGATGGACACCCTTGAGGGCCTGACCGGCGAGATCGAGGACAAGGCCGAGGGTTATGCCTGTGTGATCAGGGAGCTGGAAGCGGAGACGGCCAAATTCAAGGCGGAGTCCGACAGACTGGCGGCTCATGCGCTGACCCTCAGCAACCGAGTGCGGGCCATCAAATTGAGTCTGCTCAATGCCATGGATGAGATTGGCATCGGCAAGATCCAGACGGAACACTTCAAGGTATCCATAGCGAAGAATGGCGGCAAACAGCCGATGTACGTGGACAGCAACATCGATGCGATCCCGGAAGAATACATCATCCGCAAGCCGGAACCGGACAAGGAGAAGATCCGGCAGGCACTCGACGCAGGACAGGAGCTTGAGTTTGCCCACCTGTTGGAGCGTGGGACGCACTTGAGTATCAGATAGGAGGGCGAGATGGCTTTACCAGTATTAGTTATCGGCCGGAGCGGTTCCGGCAAGACCTTCAGCCTCAAGAATTTCGGGGCGGATGAGGTCGGCGTGATTTCCGTAGAAAAGGGCAGACTGCCGTTCAAGTCCGACATAAAAGTTGTGCGAATACCAAAAAACTTTGACGATGGCACACAGCAGAATTATGCGGCTCTCAACGTCGCGAAATATGCGTGGATCATGCGGGCGATCAGGAGCGCAAAGGCGAAGGCCGTCGTGATCGACGACTCGCAGTATCTTATGGCGAACGAGCTTTTTGATCGGGCCTACGAGAAGGGTTATGACAAGTTCGTTCAGATGGCCGTCAATTTCCGTAATCTCATCCACTTCATCAATGACCTGGATGACGACAACAAGATTGTGTACTTCCTGCATCATTCGGAATTGGATGCCGATGGAAGGGAGAAGGTCAAAACGATCGGGAAGATGCTCGACGAAAAGCTGACTGTTGAGGGGTGCTTCGATATCGTCCTGTACTGCCAGGATCATAAATTCTTCACCCAGAGCAACGGGCAGAGCACCGCCAAATCTCCGGAGGGGATGTTTGATCTGGAGATTCCGAACGACCTGAAGGCAGTGGACACGGCTATCCGTGAGTATTACGGAATGGAGGGCTCCAGCAGTGGGAAAGATTAAGGTCATTATCAAACGCCCGGACGAACTGATCGGGCACATCGAAGAGATTAACAATACTCTCGAACGCTTCCAGATAACAGTCAAAGGATACATCGAGGCAGTACCGCTGACGCACAATTCCGTCATCATCTGCAATGAAGAGGGCAAGATTGACGGACTGCCGCCGAATTTCATGCTCGGAGATGTCGACATGATTTGCGGGACCGTCATTGTCTGCGGAGTCGACGGCGAGGAGTTCTGCGATGTGCCGTTTGACCTCGACTGGTGGCGGAAATGGCTTGAAGTGGATTGAATTGACTCCCTAGTCATTCACATGGCGGAGCTGCGACCGCCTTAACAAAGGCAATGGGGATACAATTGGCGGCTAGCAGAATACCCCGAACCGCAAGAACGCCTTGATGGACAGGTGAAGGTTAGCGTTCGCTGAAAGCCTGTCTGATATAGCAAAAACATTGCATTGATATAGCATGGAGGACTTTACACATGATTAAGAAATTCAATGATTTCGACCAGACAAAAGGATACACAGACAGCGCCCAGCTCCCCCGGGGCGGGTATGTCTGTAAGATTGTCGGAGCAAAGCCGATGGATGGCGGATATGGGCAGTCCATCAAAATCGCGTTCGACATCATTGAGGGTGATTACAAAGACTATTACCAGAAAAAGTACGCTGCCAACAACAGTGAGGATAAAAAGTGGCCGGGGACATTTCTGCTGAACGTGCCTTCCGACGACGGTTCTGAGCGCGACGGATGGACAAAGCGCCGGTTCCGCACATTCACGGACGCGCTGGAGGATAGCAATCTCGGCTACCACTTTGACTGGGACGAAACAAAGTTCAAAAACAAACTGATCGGGTTCGTCTTCAATTATCGCGAGTGGGAAGCGTCTGACGGAAAAGTCGTTCTGATCCCAAACCCGGCGAACGTGACATCTGTGGATAATATCCGCAAGGAAAATTACAAGATCCCTGCAGACAGGATGCTCAAAGGCCGCAAAGCAACCGCTCCTGCTTCCAGCCCGGCTGATCCGATGGGTTTCATGGCAGTCCCGGAAGGATCTGAAGAAGAAATTCCGTTCTGATGAGCCCGATCGAAATAGAGGGGATCCTTGACAGCATGGTGATCCTGCGGGATACCAGGGAGCAAGATACGGCACGGGCCAGACGCAGATATAAGGCGTTTGGCCTGCCGTGTGAGAAAGCCGTGCTTGATTATGGCGACTATACATACAATGCGCTGCTTCCTTCCGGCGTTTCGTTGTTTAACATATCCGAGCGAGTTTTCCCGCTATGTGCTGTGGAACGGAAAATGAGCCTTGACGAGTTGGCGGGATGCTTTACCCATGACCGGAAAAGATTTGAAGCAGAGATGACCAGATGCCGTGATCATGGCGGTCGGATGTTTTTGTTGGTAGAGAATGCGACGTGGGAGAGTCTTCTTTTAGGAAGATACCGCAGCCGGTTCAATCCAAAAGCGTTCCTGGCATCTCTCACGGCATGGATGACCCGGTATCATCTGCAAGTGGTTTTCTGCAAAGAGGATACTTCACCGACGCTGATCAGAGAGATCCTTTTCAGGGATTTGAAAGAGCGATTAACAAGGGGCGAGTTTGATGGCAGATAAAAGGAAAGGGTGGATACTTCTGTATCGGTCAATCCGTGACAGCTGGATCTGGGATCATAAGCCGTATGATCCGGCTAGGGCATGGATAGATCTAATCCTAGATGCGAACCACGAGGAGGGAAAGGTCTATGCGCATGCAAACCTGATTAAGGTTGAGCGTGGGCAGGATTGGGTGAGCGTTCGCACTCTGGCTGACAGATGGGGATGGAGCCGAAACAAAGTTGTGAAATTTCTAAGGACACTGGAAGAGGACGGCATGGTGCACATAAACAGGACGCCATACGGGACGCTTCTAACCCTTATAAATTATGGTGATTTCCAGAATCGCAGGGACGCGGAAGGGACACGGAAGGGACACGCAGAGGACGCGGAAGGGACACGGAAGGGACGAAACAAAGAATTAAGAAAGAATTATAAAGAAGGAGAGAAAGAAGCATCCCTCTCCGAGGGCGAAAAAGGAGATGAGGATGATGGATGGTTTGAGGCACTGGAGGATATGAATGATACCGCTGAACATTGATATCAAGGCGATCTGTTATGAATTTGCCAGGCAGCAGGGTATCGAAGCAAAACTATCACGGAATGATGAGTTGGTATTCAAAAGATGTCCATACTGCGGAAACACAACCAACAAAAAAGAAAAATTTGCGATCAACATCAGGACGGGAGCGTTTAACTGCCTTCGCGCTTCCTGCGGTGCTAAAGGCAACCTGCTGACACTACACAGGGACTTCGGCCTGGATATCGGGAGCGATTTTGCGGAATACGAACGTCCGAAATATTCATGGAAACGGTTTAAGGTTGAGAAACCATTTGAGCCGACAGATCACGCTGTTGAATATCTGCACGAGCAGCGCGGGATTTCGGAAGATGTAATCCGCCGGTATGAGATCGTTACAAAGAAGGGCGATGACAATATTCTGGTCTTTCCGTTTTACGACGAAGATGGGTATCTCGCATTGATCAAATATCGTGCGATCAACTTTGACAAAAGCAAAGGCGGGAGCAAGGAATGGTCTGAGGCCGGAATGAGATCTATCCTTTTCGGCATCAAGCAGTGTGTTGACTTCCAGCGGCTGATCCTTACCGAGGGGCAGATCGACAGTCTCAGCGTTGCGACAGCCGGATTCAATAACTGCTGCAGCGTGCCGACCGGAAAGAACGGTATGAGATGGGTGCCGCATAACTGGGACTGGATAAAACAGTTTCGGGAGATCCTCGTATTTGGGGATTACGAAAACGACCAGATGACACTCCTTCCGGACATTACTTCGCGGTTTATGTCTACGGACACGAAGATTCTCGCAGTTAGGCCGGAAGATTATCGTGGGTGCAAAGACGCAAACGAACTGCTCCTGAAGCATGGTGCGGACGCGATCCGGGAAGCAATCAGGAACGCACAACCGCAAATGCTTGAACAGGTCGTCCGGCTCGAAGAAGTGGCATATCAGGACGGAGACGCTGACGAGAAACTGCCAACAGGAATCAGGGCGATCGACAAGACGCTGACCGGAGGGCTTCCGTTTGGGTACATGAACATCCTGACCGGTAAGCGCGGGGAAGGCAAGTCAACGGAAGGCTCCATGCTGATCAAGCAGGCGCTCGAAAACGGATACAACTGTTTTATCTATTCCGGTGAAATGAAAAAGGGAGATGTACGGAAATGGCTTGACCTGCAGATCGCCGGAGCTGATCGAGTGATTACGGAACAGCGAGAGGATTATGCGATTTATCGGCTGAGCCCGCAGAATATGGAGACGATCGGACGGTGGTATCGGGATCAGGCATATATCTATGACACATCGGTGGTCGTCGAGACCCAGAAGAACCTGCTGGATATCGTCGAGACATACATCAAGCAGTTTGGATGCCGGTTTGTGCTGATCGACAACCTGATGACAGCGATCGACCTGGTTGACGTTGGATCTGAAAAATTTGAACGACAGGAGTTGGTTTGTAAACGACTCGCAAGGATGGCACAGAAATACAATGCGTTGATCTTGCTGATCGCCCACAAAAAGAAGGGCGGCGGGTACGATGAAAACGACGATGTTCTCGGAAGCTCTGAGATAACAAATCTTGCTGGGATCATCATGAGTTATGGACGAGATGATCATATCGCAAGCGGGGAACGGCTGTTGAAGGTTACAAAGAACCGTTTGACCGGAAAGATTGATCTGGACGGTGTGATCTGCGGTTATGACGATGCGAGTAAGCGAATATTTGACGCCAACGATCCGAACAGCGCAACTGTGACATCAAGATGTTTTGCAAACACAAGCCCGCTGTTTGGCGTGGATGGTACAGAGTTTTATGACGCTGATGAATTGGGCGATATCCCATTTTAAGAGGTGAACCATGACGGAACAGGAACTAAAAGAGCTGCACTCCATCATCAACGACACCTGGCAATACTTCAAACACTTCAGCGACATCACCGACACAGACGCCTACTGGGACGATCTGATCAGGACAGCAGACGAAATCTGGTACCGGCACAATCAGCACCCGCTGTGCCGGGCGTATCTGGAAGCGACCATGAAGTATTTGGAGAAGCAGGTGCATGAAAAGAGGGGAACAGGATGAACCGACAACAACGCCGGGCAATGGCGAAGCGAAAAGAGACCGAAGCCAAATACTATAAAGACCTTGAGTCCGCGCAGCTACAGAAGAGCGATGCAATGCTGAATTTCTACGCCGCGACAATCATTATGGCGCATCACCGGTATTACGGCCCGAATAAGGATGATGACATTCCGGGCTTTGTAGAAGAGTGGAACAAGGAGGTTATGAGGGTCAGCGGCGGGACACCGGACGACTATCTTGAGTATCTGAAAGAGATCGAGAAGAAGACCGGATGCATATTTAAGATAACAGACTGAAGGGAAAACGAAACCATGAAAATGACAGACAGCGAAATTATACAGGATTACCGGGAGGCGAAAAATCCGAAAGCACAGGTTGAAATTCTCGCCGACCGGAACCTGGTCAGCAAAAAAGAGATGGCCCAGTGGTTGCTTGACCACGGCCAGAAGGTTGACCGGCGGATCCTCTTGGGGCGAAGTGTGGGGCCGGGCATGATGAAGAGGCAGGAAGAGCCGAAGGAGCCGGAGGGGAGCAAGGTGACGATCCCCGAGCCGGAGGAAGTGATGGAGGCCTTTATGGTAGTGGGGCAGGCTGAACCGCCCGAGGCCGCAGAAAAACTGACCGAGATCGACCGTCTCTGCGCAGAAAATGAGAAGCTGCGGAATGATCTGGGCGATCTGGCAGAGAGGGATGCAAAAGCAATCAACCAGCTCCGCGCAGAAAATGAGCAGCTACGGAAGGATATGCAGGAAATGGCCATGGAGGACACCAACAGGATCGAGGAGCTTGAGGAAGAACTTGAGAAGTTTAAAGCGGCCCCTGCGGATCCGGATCAGGCGGTCAAGGCGGATGCGGGAAAACCGAGGCTGAGCCTAGTGCCGATGCAGATCATGTTTGACATTGCAGAGGTGCGGGAGTTTGGAAACCGTAAGTATCCGGACGGGGGCGTGGAAAACTGGCGAAGAGTGGATGCGCAGAGATATAGAGACGCTGCAATGAGACATATGGTGGCGTACATTAGAGACCCGGAAGGCGTGGATGCGGAAAGCGGATTGCCACACAGATGGCATCTGGAGTGCAATCTTGCGTTTTTGTCAGAACTGGAGGGGGAAGATGAACACGAGAGCAATCGGTAGAAATATCAAGCATGAACTTGTTAACAAAGACATGTCACAGAGAGAGCTGGCACGAGCTGTAGGACTTACGGATACAACTATGGGGCGATATATCAATGGGCAGAGGCAACCATCAGCATATGCGTTGTTACGAATTGCAAATGTGTTGGGCGTGACAATGGAAAAACTGATGCATGGGATTGGTGATGAAAATGACTGATGCCGCAAAGCAAAAAGAGCGATTTACAAGAAAGCTGCTTGCGTGGAAGGCGAGAACTGGGAACAAGGTTTTTAAAGGCATCCATGAGGATGAAATAACCCGGCAGGCGGCTGCACATATGGCTCATAAACCATACGCAAGGATGTGCGATACAGTAACTAAAGGAGAGTGAATTAAAGCAGGATGGCACAGGCACTATAGCTCTACCTGTGAGGGAGTCGCCGCTGAAATAGGGAGACGGGACAGGCTCCGTTTAGTGGGGGACGAAGCCATTTATGGAGGGATGACATGAAGATTGACGAAGCAAGCATTAATCACAATGCCGTGCGGCTGATCAAGGATTTGGTCGGAAGTTCATACGATATGATCATGGCTAACGGCGAGGCGGATTACCAGTTCGCTGAAGAAAGAGCCTACATGATGATGACTATCGGTGAGGTACAGGGGATCATTGACATGGCACAGGCGATGAAGGAGGTGCTGAAGGCATGACGAGAGAAGAAGCAATCAGCATACTATGGCAGTATGATGTGAATTTTGAACCGCATCCTGCCGAGGATGTAATGCACGCCATTGACATGGCAATTGAAGCACTTAAGGCGCAGGATGTTCCCGACATGAATGACGGAGACATGATTTACAGGCAGGATGCGATTGATGCGGCAAAGCACGCATGGGCTAAAGGGCTTGAGCCGTCACAGTATATTGAGGAACTGCCATCCGCACAGCCAGTTGTTAAGGACATAGATGTCCCTAGCACAGATACAATCAGCAGACAGGCGGCGATTGATGCACTTAGAACGTGCTATGACACGGAAACAATAAGCATGGATAACGGTGATGAATACATCAATTATGGTGATGCCGTTGGCGAAATAGAGCATTTGCCCTCCGCACAGCCGGAACAGCTTACCGACAAAGAGCAAAGGATATTCCTTGCGGCGATGGGCAGAGAAGAAAAGGTCTGCAAGCAGGTAGATGAAGAATGCTGCAGAGAACCTTATGAGGACAGCCTCGTGAGGGTTTGCCATGAGATTATAAGAAAGGTAAAGGCGGCACTATGGGAGACTTAATAGATAGACAGGCGGCGATTGATGGGGGTAGCGGTACATGATAGTAATCTACACTCAGAACAGGCAAGCGGTCTGGAACTTCGCGGACATATCGCGGTTCCATGTAACTGGCAATGGGACGGGGATACAGGCGGTGGCAAAAAACGGAGCCG